GCGTAAAGCATCACGGGCACGCCGTAGGCGCGCAGAAAATGGGCGTTGAGCAAACGGTAGTTTTGCATGGCAGTCTCCTTCCACGATGATGCGCGTGAGCTAGGACGCTCCGTAAAGTTTGCGGTCGGGGCGGCCACGGTCGAATCTCCAGACTTTGCCGCTGCGCTTGGAGCGCGTCACGTCGGGATATCCCTCGCCACTCTCATTCCCGGTGACGCCCGGCGGGATCTGCTCGCGCACGCGACCGCTCGCGTCGATCAAACCCATGCGCCGCAGCTTTGCCACGTCCATGTAGATCATCGTGCAGCGGCAGTTGAACCCATTGGGAGTGCTGTAGATGTTCCACCAATCGTGATCGACGGGCAAAAGCAGCCCATCCATCGCGGCGTGGTTGGGGCGCGTGTCGCCGTCGCCCGTGGCGTCGTACTTAAGCGCTGGAATGATTTTCTTGATGTGTGGCTGGGCCAGCTCGCGCCACTGCCCCGCCGCGTAGCCGGTCGCCAGATTCGTTCGCAGCACTGTTTCAGCGTAGTTGTCAGTCCAGCCGCGCAGACCGGATGCCGCATCGCCATCGCCGATCCGACCGGAGAGCAGCAGCTTGATGATCGCCTCTTTCGCCGAAGCGGTGACGTCCGCGACGCCCGTCTGCATCAGGCCGCCCGTCGAAGCGCGGGCGACCGCACGCTGCACCTGATCGGTGATTTCGCGATGTGTCGTCCGGGCCAGCGCGAAGGCGTGGTGCTTGCCGTAGACGTCGCTCGTGGTCTCTCCCGCTGGCAGAAGCATCGGGATGCGCTTCAGTAGATCATCGGTCGCCTCCTGAAACGTGGGCGCTCCCTGCCCCCACGAAACTCCGATCGGCAGCACGTGGTCGAGCGATGAGTAGGAGCGCCCGCGCTTGAGAACGCCAAGCGTCGAGAGCAGAGCAGCACGGCCCTGAAGGTCGAGATAGCGCTGGCCAGCAGCCACACTCTCAATCGCCCTCTTGACGCGAGCAAAGCCGCTGCCCGGCTTGCGCACTTCGGCAAGCGTGGCGAGCAGCATCTCGCGCCGCACGGTGGCCAGCGAAGATTGATAGACGTCGCGGCCTGCCATGCTTACTCCACCAAGTCGCTGATCGTGGCGGTTGCGTGGTCGACGGCTTCGCGGTGGCTCGCGCCATCACGCATCAGCAGTGCGACGTAGAATGGCAGCCACGCTTGTTGGGCGAGCGAGAGGTCGGCGTTCAGCACGGCATCGGCGGAGGTCTCGATTGCCTCCATCACGCCGTCGCCATCGGCTGCGTAGCGACCCTTGATGCCGCCAGCCTTGGCCGCCTTGCGATGTCGCACGGCGTTGCTGATCTTGCGCGCTGTCGCCTTTGCCGCGTTCGTGCCGCCATGCGCGACGCCCATGATGCTCATGCCTTCGAGCGCGCCAGAGCCGGGCACCGCGACCGCCAGCGCCGGGCAGATGAAGAGGTGGACACTCAGCGGCGTCGCCATGCCGAGGCCAGCGACGACGGAGACGGCGTGCGCTGCGGGCTTCGGCCAGCCTTTCTGGATCAGGCCGCCCGCGAGCTTCTGCTCGACTTCGCGAAACTTCACCCACGTCGACTTGACCGCGCTGCCCACGCCGACCTGCGCGAGAGCGTCGGGCGATGCAGCTCCGTTCGCCATCGCTTCGTTGACCTTGTCGACTTGCGCCTTTGCCTTCGTTGAGAGCGAGTCCCATCCGTCGCGGGCCATCCCGCGCAAGCCCTTCATGCTCGCATAATTCGCAGCGCTGACGCTCGCCAGCAGTGCGCGATCTTGGAGTCCCTGAACGGTGCTGCGCACCTGCTCGCGATTCGCATTGCGCTTCTGATCTTGCACCGCAGCGATGCGGGCGCGCTTGTTGTCGAGAGCCTGCTGGTCGATGATCACAGGCGATGCGCCCTGCTTGCCCTTCCGCCACCAAGACATCAGCGCGTGGCGCTTCTCTTCCATGAGCTGGCCGAAGGTCAGTCCGCCTTCGTATGTCTGCGAGTAGAGCGCTTCGGGAGCGCCTGCGCGGTACTCGGCAGCATCGTCGCCTTCGTCGGCGGCTGGATCGTCGTCGCCGCCGCCGCCAAACGCGCCGAAGCCGCCCATGCCCTGATCGGGCGCTTTGAGAATCTTCTCGTCTGGCGCGGGACGCGGGGCGTCGAGGATCTCGTAGCCCATGTCCTCTCCGATGTCGAGCCCAAGCTCGCGCATCGCCCGCAGCTTCTCTGCGGCTTCCTGCGGCGTCACGCGCTTCTTCTGGCCGATTCGGATGCTTGGCATCTCAGCGTCGCCCAAACCGATTTCGCGAAACTGACGGCGGTTGGTCAGCCAGATCATGCGCACGAGCGTGGCTGTCAACGTCTCGCTCAGGTGGTCGATATCGAACTGGAGATACTCGTCGCTTTCATCGCTCTCCGTCTCAGCCCGCGCACTGCTGCCGACGTTCGCGCCGCCGCCTGATGGCAGGACGGAGCCGAGGCAAAGCCCCGCCGCCGTTTGATCGCAGTACTCGATGAACTTCACCGCGTGATCCATGCCCGCGGTCGGGCCGGGGGCGAAATCCACTTCGTCTCCCTCCTCGTAAACCACCACGCCGCCCGAAAGCTGCTTGCGCAGATTCGCCATCATCTGCGTGACCACCTGCGCGTTTGTCTTGCCCTTCGATGAGTGGCGGTCTGCAGCGATCTTCGCTTTCACCACGCCAAGAGCCCAACGCTCGAATCCTTGCAGTCCGAGGCGCTGGCACTCAACCTTGATGTAGTGCGTAAAATAGAGAGCTTCGCCGAGGCCCAAGCCATAGCCGAGGCGGTCTTCAGAGTCGGTGTAAACGTGGCAGATGTTCCATGGCTTCGCTTCGTCAATCGGCGTGAACTCGGTGAATGCTCCGCCCTCGCTCACGTTGCCGATGTGCCACGCTTTGCCCTTGCCGTCCGCGCGCTCCTGCAAGATCAGGCGGTTGCGATCAACGTCCACAATGCCCGTTGGGATCCGCCATGCGCGGCTGTCGAGCCTGCGCAATGTGCTGTCGTGGCTGGATCCCACGATTGGCCCCCAGCGCTCCATCGCCGCGGTGATGACGGCGAAGGCCGAGCCGCGAAACACGGCATCGGTCAGGTTGTAGCGGCCCATCGCGAAGTGCGGGATTTTGTCGACGATCTGCTCGACCACGCCAGCGGCGATCTGGTCGGCCTTCAACTCGCTCGCAGGTTCGATGCTGTAATCCGTGCCCACGACCTTGCGGCGGCGCTGCTCGATGAGCTGGCGCAACTTGGCGTCGCGCTGAATCTTGGCCCACCAGTTGGGATCCTGCGCAAGGGCGTATGAAGGATCGTAGACCTGCCACGACGCCTGCCAGAGAGAGCTGAGCCATTGCGGATAATTCAACTGCGCCGAGTTGTACGGATAGTTGAAGGCTCCGCTGATTCCTGGTGGTGCGTCGTTGTCCATGCCGCACAGTTTGCGCGGTGGCTAGGACGCCCCGCGCACTGTACATTCGTGCTATGGACGCACGCGAGCGCCGCGACGGCACGGGGGTGCGCGGTCACTGGCGGAAAAGCCCGAAGATCTAAGGCTCCGTCCTCTCCGCCTCACGCAGCGCAGCCTCGCGGATGAAGCGCGAGCGCGTCACCTCTGCGGCGGCGGCGGCATTGTCGATCGCCTCCGCCTCGCTCGCTCGCAGGCGCAGTCCTACGCGGACGGTGCGGTCGCCCGTGTAGCCGTCTCCCGCATCCAGCGGTTCGTATGACTGCCGGGGTTCTGGTATCATCATCATCTCTCCATTTTGCTTGATCGCTAACACGCTGGATCGCAGCGAGTCGGTGCTAACCCGCATTGCTACTGGCTTTGTTTGCTTGATCGCTAACACGCATTGCCACTGGCTTTGTTTGGTTGGTTGCTACCAGTGTGCAATCAGCTCAAGCGTTTCAGCTTCACGCTCAGGGTTACTCTCAGCGCAATCGCCCACGCGGCAGCACTCCACGATGAGTCCGAGCAGCGCATCAGCTACGCAGACATCATCAGAGTAGGCGGCGTAGGTTGCGGTGTAGCCGGTGTAGGTTGCGGCGTAGCCGGATCTGGCGGCTCTGGAGGCGTAGGCGGCTCTGGCTGTTTTGGCGGCATCGGCGGCTGCATCGGCGTCGGCGGTTTTGGCGGCATCGGCGGCTGCATCGGCTGCTGCATCGGCTGTGTAGGCTGCTCTGGCGGCTCTGGATGCTCTGGCGGCTGCATCGGCTGAGTTGGCGGCTCTGGCAGCGGCGTAGGCTGCATCGGAGACGGCTCTGGATGCGGCTTGTAGCTCTTCCCTGCTCGTGTCGGCTGGAAGCTCTCGTAGCGCGGTCGCCTCATCGTGGAGTGCTGCATTGTCCAGCACCAGCGGTGCGAACACCGTCACCGCGTACCGAGAACAGAGATCAGCACGCTGCTGCTCTGCTGCCGGCGATGGGTCTGCCCCGACTGGCATGAAGAGCACCGGGCCGATCATCTCTTCCCGCTCTTCGTCAGTGCTCAGCATGTCATTTAAGAGAACGCATAGCACCAGCAGTGTTGGCGGTACACATGGCGGCTGATCACTCCACTTCGATTCCGCGTAGATGCTCAGCGCTGCCATCCAGCAGCCCCTGGTTGCGCGATCGCCAGTGCCTTTACAAAGTTTCATGTTTCTCTCCTGTGTTCGTGTTCGTGTTCGTGTTCGTGTTGGTGAATCGAGTAGGCCCTGTCTGTCTGTCTGTTTGTTTGATCAAAGCCCGCTGCAATGCAGCGGGATCACGATCAAAGCCCGCTGCATTGCAGCGGGCTTTGGATGTTTGGGGTTACTTGCTCACATCGAGCAGCACGAGTTCCCATCCGTCGGTCGGGCTGTCTGTCGGGCGCACTTCGCCCGTCTTCATGCGGATCTCATGAAGTTCGTAGTTCTCCCACTCCTGCTCGTGGGGATCGATCGTGAAGCCGCGCAGGGTCACGGACTCTGACGCATCACCATAGAGATAGCACTCGTCCTCGTCGTGCACGACGTCGCGGGCCTCAGCGACGACGGTCCTGGCAGACGCCAACTCAGCGGCGCTCACCGTGCCGCTGATGCGCAGCACTGGCTTGTCATTGTCATTGAGCACGCGCTCAACAGTCATCGTGCCGGGATGCTCGAGGCAAAATGCCCGCGCTTCCGCCAGTGACTCAGCCTCTACGCGCTTGAGCGCCGCGGCGTAATCGACGTGCGCGTCTTCCCAGACGTTTTGAGCTTCCTCGTCGAGATTCTTGCCGACCCAAAGCGACTCGTTGTCAGCATTGGTGACGACGTACCAGTAGTCATCCGTGCTGGACTCCTTCACGATGGTGAGAATGCCGATGGTCTCCACGATTCCGATTTGTTCCATTGCCATTGTTCTGTCTCCCGTCGCGTTTCAGCGGCCACGATGTGCGGCCTCACATTTGTAGGCACATTCGGTCGGCACGATTGGGGGCTGGCGAGCTTCTCTTTGAAGCTCTGGAACCAGCCTTGCGCCAACCGGGTCGCTCATGTACGTCGTCTCGCGCGCGTCCTTGACTTCAGCACCGTGAGCACCGTGAGCAGCACGGGTTCCCAGCCGTAGGTCGGGCTGTCGGTCGGGCGCACTTCGCCCGTCTTCATGCGGATCTCATGAAGTTCGCAGTTCTCCCGCCCGTCGCAATCGAGTGTGTACCCGCGCAGTGTCACCCCGTCCTCTGAAGCCTCACCGTAGACATAGCGCTCGTCCTCGTCGTGCCCGTCATCGCGGGCCTCTGCGTGATACGCAGCGACGTTCGTCTTGGCAGACTCCAGCTCGGCTGCGCTCAACGTGCCGCTGATGTTCAGCACCAGCTTGTCATCGTCATTGCGCACGCGCACAACAGTCATCGTGCCGGGATGGTCACGGCAAAATGCCCGCGCTTCAGCCAGTGACTCAGCATATGCGCGCGCTTGCGCCACGTCGGAATCGATCTGCTCGCCATCGGCGATGCTTTGATCTACGATGCGATCCGCTTCCTTGAAGAGCTTCTTGCCGAACCAACGCGCCTCGAAGTCAGCATTGCTGACTTCGTACCAAGAGTCATCGATGGTGCCCTCCATCCGGATGGTGAGAATGCCGATGGTCTCTACGATTTCGATTTGCGTCGTGCCGTTGCGACGGCGAGCTGCTGCTTGTTCCATTGCCATTGTTCTGTCTCCCGGTATCATTTCAGCGGCCACGATTTGCGGCCTCACAAGGGAGAGAGTATCCGCATTGACAGACGCCTGCAAGCATAAAAGCAAGAAATTTTGTCCGGCATGGCGGGTCACCACGGCGGCGGCATTCTCAGACCGTCGAGTGGCGAGCGCGCTTCATCGATCTCGGCTTCGAGCAGAAGGCTCCGTCGCGGCATCGACTCCCACACCTGAACGCCGTAACTCAGCACATCAACTTGGTCGTCGTTCCTGCCGTTCGGGAATGATGCCAGCTCGCGCTTGAAATGCGCGAGCCACTGCGTGTTCTGCATGACGTAAAGCCCGCCGCGCTCCATGATCGGCGTTGCGGCCATCGCCCGCGCGACCTTGTCGCGGTGGGCTTCGAGCTCGCGAATCGGCAGCCTTGCCTGCTGGCCGAATTGCACGATCGGCAGTCCGATGCCGTTTTTCTCCAGCCAGAGAACAGGCACGTCCCACAGCTCTGCGAGCGCCGCGAGGGCGGGCAAGATGCGCGGCGCTTCGACTTGCTTGCGCCACACGTCGAGCAGAAAAAGCTCGCCGCCAGCGCCGCCGCCCCACACCGCGAACACGGTGTAGTCTCCGTGTGTCTTCTCGGTCGAGGCGAGGTCAGCCGTGACGTAGCGGTTCATCGTGTCGAATGGGTGCTGCCTCTTTGTGCCGTCGCGGCCCGTGTAGAGCACGCCCGGCCCGGTCGCCGTGTCGCAGCGGAAGCAGGGTCGCAGCCACTCTTCCACTTTAAAGATGTCGCCGCCGGGAGGCACGGGGTTCTGCTGGTAGAGCGACTCCCAGTCGCGCTCGCCGCCCGTCAGCCTCACTTGTGCCAAATGCTCAAGATCAAATTTCGCAGGCCACAGTGCCTCGCCGTCGTCGTTCACCGCCGGGTAGCTCACCACGGACCACCGTGTGGGGTCGCCGTAGTCGCCGCTCAGCAGGCGGCCAGCGAGGTCATCCTCATGCCAGCGCGTGTGAACGACAACGATGGGCGCTGTGCCCTCCTGCCGTGTCAGAAAATCACTGGTATACCAGTCCCACACGTTCTCGCGAATCGTCTCAGACTCTGCTTCAGCGCGACCCCTAAACGGATCGTCGATAATGCCGAGATCGAAGCCGCGCCCGGTGATGCCTCCGCCGACACCAGCACCTTTGAGGCTGCCCTTGCGGCCAGCAATCGTGAACTCAAGCGATGTGTCCTCTCCGTCGCCGCCCCTGCGCGAGATGCGCGTCGCAGGGAAGAGGCGCTGGTACGCCTCGCAGCGCATGATCTTCTTGACGTCTTTGACAAACTTCTTAGCGAGGCTGGCCGCGTAGGTGCCCAGGATGATCTCGCAGTCAGGATTGCGCCCAAGCTGCCACGCTGCGAGGTGTTTGAGCAGCTCGCTCTTCCCGTGGCGCGGAGGGGTGAAAATCATCTGGCGCTTGCGCTCGCCGCGTGCCAGAGCTTCGAGCGCTTCTGCGAACTCGCGGTGATACCAGTTCTCGTCGTACTTGGTCGGGAATACAAAATGCACGAAGTCCATCAAGTGCCGCCGCGCCAACTCACGGCGGGCAAGCTCGCCGCTCGCTGTGTCGGTGATGGTGGGCATGGCTAGGCCTCTCGCGGTGAGTGGTGATGCGGCCTACGAGCCCGCGAGGTCAGCATCGCGATCATCGGCTCTACGATCCAGCAGCAGCGCCCGGTTCTCATGCTGGAGGCGCTGCACCTCACGCTCTAGCTGATCGACGTTCCATGTCTCCTCCTCGACACGCAGCGCGAAGTGATCGCGCTTCAAGCGGTTCTTCTCAGCTCGCGCATTCTCCTGCGCAATAGCCATCTTCTGCGTGCGGGCGAGGCTGCCGAGGCGGTGGATGATGTGGCTCGCGTGGGCGAGCGCCCTCGCAGCCTGCTCAGGCATCTCGAATTCCAGCGCCGCGCGGATGTCCGCCGTGGTGCTGGCAACCTGCGCAGTGGGGTCGTCGAAGTCGTTGGCCGGAGGCTGCCTCAGAACGGCAGTGCGGGTAGTTTTGCTGGTTTTGCTGCTGGGGGCGCGCTCGCCGTCGGGGCCGGGGTCTGCGCTGGTGGCTGTGGTTGGCATGACGATTCATTCTGGTTTGGAGTCGTGCCGCGCTCGACCAGCGAGCGAAGCTCTTTGTCAGTCAGTGTCGCGATCGCGTGGACATGGTCGTGCTCGTGTTTGATCGGCGCATCCGCGTCGCCGGACAGCTCGACGCGCTGCGAGGCGTAGAGACCCAGCAATTTCGAGCGCTCGGCGATGCAGCGCAGGATCAGGCCAGCAGCCTTTTCATCGCCAGCCTCGGCGGCCAGTGAGTGGACGCGGATCAGCTCGTCCAAGCGTTCGAGCTCGAGCGTGCGCAGCGAATCACGAGACTGCTCGGTCTCGGTCGCGAGAATCTCCAACTGCTCGCGCAGGTCGCGCATCACCGTCGTTCGAGAGCAGCCAAGCTGCCTGCCGATCGCGCGGTAGTTCATGCCACGGCGACGGAGCACCAGCACCTCCAGCTGCCGCTCGGCCTTCCTGAGCTTCCTCGGCGCGGTTGGCGTCTTGATAGCCATAGTCACCGTCCTTCCTAGTCACAGCCTATCCGAACCGCCTGACGCAGCTGCCAGCACGCTGTCCAGCCAGAGACTGAAGGCCTCGAAATTGTCAAACCACTCGGCCAGCGCGCCAGATTCCCGCCACCTGCGGAGCCGGTAGTGCTGCCGCTTGGTCGGCTTCTTCCCACTTTGCTTCAGCTCCACAGCTGCGAATCGGCCAGCGATGCAGGCGTGGATGTCGGGCTCGCCATCGATCCCGAATGCACCACCGTGGATCTTGACTGCCTCGCATCCGCGAGACCGGAACTCAGCCAGTACACTATTAACCAGAGCTTGTTCTTTGGGCATGATGTAAATCGCTTTCTGTTAAGGGCGTTCGGAACGTCCTTTTCTGGGTTCCCCCATGTGGGGATTCCTGAGGTAAAGTAAACCCCTAAAGGGCGTTCCGAACGCCCTTTAGGGCAAACCCTTACTCTCACTGGGTTTACAACGCTTTTTGAAAATCACGGCGGGCGTTCCGAAAATCGCCAAGATTCCATATGGAGACAGAGTGTTACAAAGCCGTGAACTACTTCACCGATTGGTAACGGTGTAACTCCATTTGGAGACGCGCTGATCCATTTGGAGCCGGGTCTATGACGAAGTGGTTACGGGCCTCTAGGCGAAACCGAGCACGCTCTGGCAAGCCAGCGACGCGAGACGCTTGCGCGAGAGCTCTGCGTACGCTGGATTGAGCTCGATGCCGAAGTAGCGGTCACCGAGCTCAAGCGCAGCGAGTCCGGTAGTGCCAGCGCCTGAGAATGGATCGAGCACCAAGCCGCCGGGGCGATTTCCCGCGATCAAGCAACGCTGCACCAGTGCCGGCGGAAAGGTCGCGAAGTGAGCTCCCTGGTAGTGACCGGTTGGAATCGTCCAGACAGAGCGCGGGTTGCGGGTGTTGGAAGAGCTCTTGTCATGCTCAACATCTTGCGAGCGGCCATCCTCAGCATTCCGCTGCTTTGTCCTTGGCTGACCATTGGCTTCATGCCAGTTCTCAGCGCTTTGCGCGGTCTTGCCGGTATCAAAGTGATAAGCAGATGGTCCACTCACGCTTGGCTCTTGAATCGCATCGTGATTCCAGTAGTAGCGAGCTTGTTTCGTAAGCAGGAAGATGTACTCGTGAGCTTTGGTGCAACGATCCTTGCAGCTCTCCGGCATTGGGTTTGGCTTGTGCCAGATGATGTCTTGCCGGAGATTCCAGCCCGCGTCCTGGAGTGCGAATGCGACGCGCCACGGGACGCCGAGGAGATTCTTGGGTTTGCCTACTCCCGGACGCTTCAGATTGTATTCGACACTTCCTGCTTTGTGTCCACCACCGCGATACGACATGTCGGATTTCGCTAGATTCTGCGAGCCGCTCATTGCGTTGTAGCTATCGCCAAGATTCATCCAAAGCGTGCCATCGTCGCGCAGCACGCGATGCACTTCGTTGAAGACTCCAACGAGACGCGCAACGAAATCAGCCGGTGAATCTTCCAGCCCGATCTGCCCATCCACGCCATAGTCACGCAGCCTGAAATAGGGCGGCGACGTTACGCAACACGAGATCGACTGATCTGGCAGCTCGCGCAGAACATTTAGGCAGTCACCTACTCGAATGGTGGAGCGCATACTCATGTTTCACCGCCCGATCCGGCAAATAGGTGTAACTCGTTCACAACTCCCCCCTTTCATTCCAGTCAGCGCTGGTGACGATCGGCTCGCGCACTCCGGTGAAGCCTCGGAATGCTCCGCTCTTCACGCTGGCGATGCCCAAGTCCTCTTCGCGTTCTTTTAGTTTCGTGCTGAGCGTCCGCTGACCCCACGCTTTGCGCAGGTTCCCGGTTACGCGCACCCAGTTCTCAAATGCGATGTGCATCCTCGCGCTGGTGATCCGCGCGCCTTCGGCCCGCTCCAGCGCTTCATCGATGAAGAGCTTGAGCAGATCCTCGCTATCGCGGAACTCCTCGGTCGATGCGGTCACGGCTTCAGGCGGCGCCATGCCGCGCTCGAAATAGTCTTGCAGCCCCGCGATGCACCAGTTCAGGATCCCCGGCAGTTCGGCCAGGAGCTTTTCAGGCAGCGCTTTGTCCTGCTCGGCCTTGGGCACGATCACGTTCCATCGCACGAGATAGAGGCGCCGCCATATCCCGTTGTCGGTGCCGCGCACGATTGGCCGGTGGTTGCCCACCAGCACGAGCTTGTGCGTCGGCGCGAACTCCCAGAAGTCTTCGCGCATTTTTCGGGCCTTGAGGCGCTCGCCGCCGGTCAGCCTCTTGACGGACTCTTCGTCGAGGCGCGAGCCTTCGCCCAGTTCGCTCGAAACGACGAGGCGTTTGCCGTAGAGGTCTGCGATGACTGTGGGGTGCTGGTCGCCCTGCTTGCGAACGAGCAGCCCCTCGTAGACGGGTCCTGCAAAGCTGTGCCCGAGCAATGCGATCAGGGTCTCGAGCATGGTGGTTTTGCCGTTTGCTCCTGCGCCGTAAAAGACGGGCATGCACTGCTCCGCGACGCTGCCAGTCAGCCAATAGCCGCTGAGCCGTTGCAGGAATCTCCGCACGCCCTCGCACGGCTGGACGCGCTCCAAGAAGCGCTCCCACTCGGGGCACTCGGCTTCATCGTCGTAGCGCACGCAGGCTGCCCGCGTGGTGTGGTCGTCGCGCCGTGGCTCGCGTAGCGCACCTTTGCGCAGGTCTACGACGCCGCCGATGACGGGCAGGATCCAGGGCTGCGCATCGAGGCGCTCGTGGTGGATCTGGAATGCGGGCAGCGTGGTGGCTGCGCGCACGACGTTGCAGGCTGGCGTGATGTTGTAGAAGCGCTCGAGTTGCGCGCGCTTCTTGGCGAACGCGCCGCGCTCGCTGGTGTCCTGAACGAGCGCCTCTCTTTGGTTGAGCGTGCGAATCTCGCGCTTGACGACCATCATGATTTGCTGCACTGGCCCCTCGTGGACGGGGGCCCAGCGGCCAAGGTTCTCCTGCCACGCGAACCAGCGCGCCCACTCAGGGACGTAGCGCAGGTCATCGCCGTGGACGTCGAGCAGGCGCTCGGCCAGCCACATCTCGCTCGCGTAGGCAAAGCCCGACGCTTGCGTCGTGGGTGGCACTTCACCGATGGCGATCACGGCGGGCGCTGCGGGCGCTGCGGGAGTTGCGGGAGTTGCGGGAGTTGCGCTCGGCGGGGGCGTGTTGCTCGCGGCCCCCGTGCTTGCTGGGCTGACGGGTGGCACTTCCGCTTTTTTGACTTCAAATGAGGCGCTCTGGTCTCCCTCGAAAGCATTCAGGTGCTCGGGCGTTTCGTCGATTGCGCCGGCGCAGCGCCAGCCGTATTCGCCGCTCGCGTAGTGGGTGGCGTTGCGCAGCTTTTCTTGCAGCTCGCGCTCGCCCCAGCGCGGTGAGCAGCGGTCGTTCCACTCATCGAGCAGGCGCAGCGCGAGTGGCTCGCTGAGCGCGAAGTCGTTGACCAGAGCGGCAGCGGTTTTGAAGGTCCACTCGTCGCCGCCATCGCCTTGGACTGCGGCCTTGCGGGCCGCCAGCCACTCGGTAGCGAGCGTCACTGATGCCGGGTGGTCCTGCGGGAAGTTCGGATCGCGCTGGCGCTGAACGGGGTCGAGCACGCGGTGCTTGCTGGCGCTTTCCAAGTACTCGATGAGGAGCGCGGGAATCTCTTCGACGGGTTCGTCGTTCGCGAATTCGTAGCGTTTGCCGCTGCTTCCGACGCTGCCGGGGGCGAGCCAGTAGCCGCCCCGCGCTTTGAAATCGAGGCCGGGCAGGAAGCGGTTGAATGATCGCAGCGTGGGCGAGCACTTGAAGTACAAGTGTCTGCCGCCATTGCCGCCGCTGGCTGCCTGCAGCGTGTCCTGGCAGACGTCGGAGAGACCCGAATGGCGGAGCACTGACTCACCGTTGTGTCCGTCAACGTCGAGCACTCCGATCCCGTCGCCGCCCGCGATAGCGATGTTGGCATTGGGAAAGCGCTCCCAGAATGCGCGGAGCTGCTCAGGGTTGGTTGTGGCTCGGGTGATGCCGAGGCCTTTGCCCTTGTCTTCTGGCTCCTGCCAGCGGCCATCCGGCCAGAATGGCGCTGGTTTCTTGGTGCCGGCGCTGATGGGGAACACCCGCCAGCCACGTGCCGCGATTCCAAGCGCTGCATCGAGTTTGGGATTAGACATGGAGACCCTTCTGGTGGATCGGCAATTGTCAGGTGTCAGTCAGACGCGGTGGGGGCGTCGGTGATCGCCGCTGGCAGGATCTTTAGAACCGCAGCCCATGCGTTCTGCGGGTCGCGCTTGAACACGCTGTCGAGCGCGCGGTCATCGACGTAGCACGTCGCGGAGATCTTGCGCGGGTTGGTTCCACCGAACGCCTCGATCAGGCCCGGCGTATTGTCGTTGACGGCCGCGAGTGGCACTTGAATGGCCCTGAACCACTCAATCGCGGAGTCCAGGTACTCTGCGCAGCGGCACGTCCAGAGCACGAGCAGGAACCCGCGCTCATGCAATTCGCGGAGCGCTTCGATTGCGCCCGGCAGTGGCGGCCCGATGGATGGGTATTCGTCGTGGACGCACGTGCCGTCGAAGTCGATTGCGATGATTCTTGATTTGTCCGTCATTGTTCTCTCTCCTCTGACGTGCGGCGCACGAGCCACGCAGCGGCGTCTTCCACCGATGGACGGTGGGGTGATTGAATGTTGATTTCGAGTGTCGGGGCGTTGAAGCGCAGGTGCGCGGAGTGGTGCTCGCTCACGCGCACCTGCGGCTTGCCATTGAGCTTGACGTAGTGCGATTCAGAGCAGTGGCTTTGGCTGACCGTCGCCCCTGGCAGCATCTCGGCGACCATGAATGCGACGTCGCGGCACCGCTGCACCGAATCCTCAAACTGCCGATCGCTGTCGCTCATGTGCGTCGTCTCGCGCTCGCCGCTGACTTCAGCCCCGTCGCCGAGGCGCTCAAGAATCGCGACGGGGTAGGCGGCGCTTGCGAAGTCGCCGCCGCTGCGCAGAACCTTGCCCATCATGTCCACGCACACGCTGTCTTCGCGTAGCCAACTGCGCGCCTTGTTGACCCATTGCTGGTGACTCTCGAAGAAGCGGTAGGATTGGCTGCCATCGCGCATGTCCACGAAGGGCGTTCCGTACTCGCCGTTCTGTTTCATGTGGAAGGGGACGCCAGCGGCGGCGCATTGATCGCGGAGCGAGCGCGCCCAATCGGGGTGCATCGGGCGGGCATTCGCGCCTGATTCGCCACCGACGATCACACATCCGACGGTGTTCATCCTCGTGAACGTCTTGGCCACCTTCGGGCGGTCGCTCAACCACGGGCGCAGGCTCACGTCGCCGATCAGCGGCTCCATGCTCAGGAAGTGCAGGCAGGCTGGCACGATCAGCAACTCTGGGATGCGCTTGTCTGCCTCTTCTTGATTCTCGACCGACGTGCCGAGCCAGACGTGGTGCGGGTAGTCGCCGTCGAGCCACGCTGCCGCCATCGCCATCGCGCGGCCTTCCTCGCGCCCGTCTTGCTCTGCCAGCCCTGACGCCAGACGCTCTAGAGTTGGCCGGATGTTCTCGGGCCGCTTGGTCAGCAGCAGCCAGTCGAGGTGCAGCGTCTGCGCGATCAAGCACATCAGGCGCTCACGAGCATCCCACACATCGAGGCGCGCCGCTTCCGGAATCGTGTCGTCTGCTTCAAACACGTCGGCAAGAGAGGAGCAGAACACGCGGTTACGCACGCCAGCCTTCTCAGCCGCACGGTTCCAGCGCAGCGGGAGCTTCCAGTCCGATTCGCTCGTGACCTTGGCGCAGCCGATCCACGGATTGAAGGTGTGGGTCGTCCACGATATTTCGCTATTCGGGTTCATCAGTCTTGCCCTCTTTCAGTAGCCAGTACGATGTCTTGCGGAAATGGCCGCCGCTGACGAAGCCGAGTAGCCCCTGCTCGACGGACCATCCGGTGGCCTCGTAGGCGGCGCGGATGCCGAGCCGAGCTCCCTGGCATACTGCGTGCATGCTGACACAGAACCAGCCGTCGCAGTCGTGCTCTAGCCGCTCGCTCGCTGATCGCAGGTATTCGAGCAGCGCCTCTCTAGCCCTCTGATGGGTGCTTCGATCCTCTTCGCTTCTGTCCATTACTCGTGCCCTCCATCGCTCGCTGCGCGGGGGACCTCGACGCGCAGGTAGCGGATGTACGGTTCATCCTCGATGCGCCACGACCAGCTGGACGACGCGAGTCTGACGACGCGGCGATCCGCAGAGCGCTTGTCAAGCTTCACCAAATCGAGGCTCCCGGAAGGGATGAACCTCCGCTTTGTGTCTGCGCAGACGTAGATTTCGCCGGGCTTCAGCTCGTGCCCCTCCAGCCAGCGCTGCTGCGTGGCATTCAGCGCTGCGTTCTCTCTTTCCAGAGCGCCGATCCGTTCGGAGAACCCGCTCAGCGTGGGCATCGCTACGCTTTCTGGTGTGAGAGCGTCATACCCATCACCGCCGGTGATCGTGCTCTCGTCGATGTCGTCGTGATCGACGACGCGATCCTCTTTGTCGCGTTTGCGCTCGACGTCGCTGCGTTCGACCGCCTCATCTTCGCGGCGTGCATCGCGTGCAGCGCGGCTCTCCAAATAGCTTTCGTCTGGCATTGCTGCCTCCTGTGAAAATCGGTGTTGGTTGAGGTAACGGCATGGGGGCCGAAGCCCCCGCTGCCGAGCTGGTGGTAGAAATGTTGGACCACCAGCATTTCGCGACTTTGAGCGAGGCACTCGCTCTACGGGGAGGCCGCGCAGACCCCGGCTGCTCTGGTGTGAGCGACCCAGCGGCGCTTCGTCTTTCGATGCCCGCGCCGGGCGCAGCAGCCAGCGTTAGAATGGCGGCTCTTCGCTGTAGTAAACCGCCGCAGGCGTGGCTGCCTGCTCGGGGGATCCCGCAACTGCTGGGGCCGCCGCCTGCTGCTTGCGTTGCTCCTGCTGCAAAATCTCAGCCTTCACCTCGGCAGCGCTGGGCCGCGAGGTTTGCTGCGTTGGGGCGGAGCCAGCGCCCGTGCTGAAACTTGGCTGCGGGTATGCCTTGTAGTACGCCTGCCACTCTTCAAAGACGCCCTTGGCCTGCTCTGCGCTCGCAGTGGATCCGGTAGCACCGCCCAGCCACTGGTCGGTGATCGCCGCGGCCCATACGCGGAAGGTGCCCTTATCATTGGTCTCGCTCACTGTCTTGAGCCCGATTGCGCGCAGGTAGTAGGGGCGTCGGGCGGCTTGCTCGGCCTTCAGCGATTGCGCCAGCTTCTTGCCAGACTTCAGGCTCGTGCTCGAGAACCCGACCGCGAAGGGTCCGTAGCCGTTGGGATCAAGGGCGTCTCCAGCGGGGCTGTACTGCATGGCGATGAAGGTGATCGTCTCGGACGCGACGGGCTTGTTGTCACCGTCCCACTCGGTCTCGGCGCGACGCTCCGGCGTGAGCTGGCCGCGCTGGTCGTAGCGGCAGCGGGCCAGAGGGCGGTCGGACTCTTCGTCCCACCAAATAAACTCGTGGATCACGCCCACAACAACAATGTGCATCCACTCGCCCATCACGCTGCTCGTTCCGCCAGAACGCAGCACGATGTCACCCACACGCGCGGTGCCGTCAGCGACTTCTGGCGACTGGCCCTGCATCATATAGATCCGTGGCGTGCTCACCTCGACGTCGATCACTTCGCCCACGTCTGCTTCGGCGAAGACAGCCAAGTGCGCGGGAAGCGCGGTGCTCCCCCTTGACACGTTTTGAATTTCGTTATTCATCATTCCCTCGAAAGTTGTGGCCGTTCTGGCCGTCTAGGGCATCCCGCTCACGCTCGGTAGCCCGCTTGATTTCTGGATTGCGCTGCAACCACTTTGTCAGCGCTGCGACGGTGCAGCCGACGTTCTCGGCTGCCTGTGCGATTGTCGGGCCGCGTGCGACGGCCTCGATCACCCGGTCCACCAGCACTTCGTCGTGAATGCTCAGCGTGGTGGCGCTCTGTTCGGTCAGTACAAGCTTCGTGAATCCGGCGGCCTTGCGTTCGCGGTTGACCAGTGCCAAATCGCCGTAGCGCTCGCGCAGGTAGCGCGAGAGCTTGGGGGGCGTGCTGCCCACGGCGTGGGCCAGATCCTCAATGGATTCATGCTGGCCAGCCGCGTTTGCAAGGCGTTCGAGATCCACGAGGCCCCCTACTTCTTTGATTTCGTGACCTTCGTGAGACTCACTTGAACGAACTCAGTGCAGTCCATGAAGCGCGGCAGCGCGAATTCATCGTCTGCCTCCATCAGATCACGGAAGGTTTTGCCGACGGTCGCCGCGTGCGCGGAACGCTTGGCGATGTCGCCCAAGCCGTTCGCGTCCAGCCACGCGATCAGCGCGTCGTCGTCATTCACTTTGAAGTTCCTCTTGTCGGCGAAGGTGATGCGCCCGATGCCCTCGAAGTCGATGCTTTTGCCGACGCCTTCGCGTTCCTTGGCATCACGCATCTGCGCTTCGCAGCGCCGAATCGCTTCGTTGTTCGATTTGACTTCGTCGGAGAGGCGATCCTTCTCGACCCTTAGCGCTGCGTATTCCGGAGAGAGAAGAGCCAGGCTCTTAGCGTCCCCTGATCCTCCGGGTGATTCCCCAGCAGGCAGCCCCCGAGTCTCACTTCGCGCAGCATCATCGCCATCCTCGTCACCACGATCGATCCCACCCGAATCACGCTCGGATCTCTCGGCGGCTTTGAAGAGGGGTCCTGCCCTTGCTTCCCCATGCCGCATCGCCTCCATCACGTCGTCGACCGTGTCCTTCTTGGCGGCCAGCGCATTCCGGATCGCTTCGTCGATCGTGCCCATCGCACTCAGGTGGTAGTAAAGGCAGCGCTTGGTCTGGCCCGGGCGGTGAATCCGCTTGCGGCTCTGCTCGTAGGCGCTGAGCGAGAATCCCGTCGAGTAGTAAACGGCGTAGCGAGCGAGCGTCATGTCAACGCCCTCGCCGCCCGCGTCAATCTGCACGGCCAGCACAGGGGCCGCGCCGTCGGCCTTGTCCAGAGCGCAGTTGGCCTTCCAATCGTCGAGCTGCTTCTGCTCTCCGTTCATGCGGAAAACTTGGCGATCGGTCGCCAACTCAATCTGCGCGATTTCGGGCGTGTACTTGTAGAAGACGACGACCGGCTCGTGATTCGGGATCTCGCGCAGCAACTCGCCCAGCAACTCCTGCCGCTGCGTGCAGAAGGGCCCGACCAGTTTGCCGTCGTCATCCTTCGCATAGCCGCTGGTGATTTGCTGGAGCCTCAGCATCCGCACCAGCACGTTGCTGGCTTCGACCGTCGAGTCGCCGACGAGCGTGATCATGTCCTGCTCCATTTCGTCGTACACCTTGCGGGCCTTCGGCGAGAGCTCGAAGGGTAGGCTGATATCCTGCTGCTCAGGCAAATCCTGCACGTCCTCGCTCTTGACGTGAATCGCGCACGTCGCCATGCGGGCCTTCAGCTCTTCTTCATTGCGATACCCGACGATCCACTTCTCATTCGGGCCGCCCATCTTCAGGTAGCGGGCTTTGAAGGCTGTCCACGTCGAGCTGAAAATCGCGGGGTTGACGAAGCGGTAAATCCCGTAGGCGTCTTCCAGAGCGTTGGCGAGCGGCGTGCCAGAGAGCGCCATCCGGCGGCGAGCCATCGGCGCCAGCTTCGCCAGCGCTTTGCTGGCTTTGCTCTCGTGGCCCTTGATGCGGTGGACCTCGTCGCACACGATCAGGTCAGGCCCCCAGTCGCCCAGAGCCTGCTTGATCGCGGGGATATGCACGATGTCGTAGTTGATGACCACCACACCGTCGGCCACTGTCGGCTCGCGCCGACCGCCGTTGATGCGCTGAATCTTCTTCGTGCACTCATCGATCAGGCTCATCAGCACGTCGGCCTTGGCCTGCGAATTCTTGCCCTTCAACTTGATAAACGCAGGCTTGGCGGCGCTCTCGAATTTCCACCAGCGCTCAATCTGCTCGTACCAAACAGGGATCACCGATTTGGGGCAGACCACGAGGATCCGCTGGTGCTTGCCGCGTGCCATCACTTCAATCGCGCAGCGCGTTTTGCCCGTGCCCATGTCGAGCCAGAGCCCCGATCCGATGTGTTCCATCGCCAAGCGGCAGCCCGCGAGCTGGTGCTCCCACAAATCGGGACTGAAGCCCGGCTCTTCGGGGTCGTAGTGATCGTGCGACTCCGCAGCAGCAGAGCGCTGCCACGTCCCGCTGTGGTTCTGCGTGAAGCCCAAGTAGGACAGCAGGGCTGCGTGGTGCGGCAGCCAATCCTCGGCGTAGAAGACGCCGCGCTCTTTGTCAGGCCGGAACTTCACGCCATCATTCATCAATGCGTATGATTCTGCGGAAGCCATTACTCGCCCCCTTTTTCGGAATCGAAGGCAACGAATGGCTTGATCGTCTTGCGCAACTTGCCCGCAATCTCAATCACACCGACCAACTGATCGTCAAAGTCTTCCGGCGTAAGCCCAGCACTGCTAGCACACACCGATGCCATCTCGCGCCCCAGTCGATAGTTGAGCGTGGAATCGTTCGTGAGCGATGCAGCCGCTTCAAGGAAGTCGTTGGCGTTCTGCGCGTGCTCCCACAGCGTTGGGAAATCATCCTCCAGCACGCCAAGGCTCTCGATCAGCCACTTCTCCACGACCACGCGCCCAGCATTGCTGCGAACGGTCTTGCGTGCCGCATCGCTCACCGTGGCGCTCTCAGGAGTGCGAGCACTGGGCGGTGGCGAGTAATCGCTGTCAACATATTGGTCGTGGTCGCCGGGGTCGGTGTCGCGGCTGTGCGGATTCTCGTCTTCCGTCGTGTCCGCCGTCTTGCGGGGATTGGCGGAGGGCTTGCGCGGATTGCTCAGCGCAGCGTCAGCGAGCCGAGGATCGGAGACTTCGTCGGCGTGAGAATCACCTAAAGGAGTCGCGGATGTCGCCTTTTGCACTTCGTCACGTTCACGACATGGATGTCGTGTTTGTGACTTTTCGCTATCGCCCAGCAACTCGGCGATAGTGTTGGGCATGCGCCCGTCTTGACGCGGCTTCTTTGGGTCGATCCCCATCTCTTTCGCTTGGTCCAGTGCCTGCATGTAGCGCTGGGCCTGCCGCAGCCCGAAGGGCGCGTGGATTTCCACCCACGCCTCAAAGTTGCCGCGCGGAACCAGTGCCATCACTTCATTTAGGAACTCGCCGATTTCGAGCGCCAGCACGATCGTGCGCTCCATCGCGCAAAGCACGTGGCTGTGCCGGTGCTTCAGGCCATCGGTGATTTCATCCAGCCGCGCTTCGTGCTCCGGCGGGATGACAAGGATGTCGTGCAGATCCTTGCGCTCAGGAGGGCTATGATTGCCGTCCTGCTCATCTGTAGGCTCATTCACGTTGATGCTCCCTGCCGACCCGGCTGGGATGGGAAGAAAGCCCTATTTGCTCTCGCGAGCAGCATGGCCGTAGCCGTGGCTGTCTCCGTCCCAAAGTCGGGTCAGTCATCTGGTAGGGTGTTCCGCGTAACCGTGCAAGGCTTGGCGTGGCACACCCGTCTGATTTGAGGCCCCGGGCACACGCCTGGGGCTTTTTCTTTGCATAGAATAATGTATGCACGTCCATGCGGCGCCGAAAGCGCGTAAGCATGAAAGAATGCTCGGTCGAAACTAGACCGGTGTGATGTGCGACGTAGAACTGCTCTCGACGAAAGTCGCGAGGTCGTGCAGCGTCACTTGATATTTTGGCTTGATCGCGCCGGGGGCGGCGCATGTGAAGGCCTTCAGGTGGCCCTGATGAATCATGTCGCAAAGGTGCTGGCTGCTACGGCCAACCAGAAAACCCGCCTGCACGCAGCTCAAGTTGTCTGGTGGCATCGGCTTGGTAAAACCGCGCTCTTCAACTGGAAGTCTGTTCAGGTGATTCCGCTGGGCACGCAGGATGCAAATACGATCCTGCACGGCCTGCTTGAAAGGCGTTTTTGACATTTCGTCTCCAAAGTCTATGACGATGAACCGGGCTAAGGTTTGGCCCGTTCAGCGCTTTTCTAATGCACATTGCGTGCGATACAATTAAGCTAACCCCTTGTGTAATTGGAATCAAGAGCTTTCAGCAAGTTTTTTTGGGCAAAAATGCCCAAGGGCTGATCCTTGTATTTGAAACAAGAGAGACTCCCACTCGCCGCCGTCCCGGCCAATAGGCTGTCCTGCCACCCTGCATACTCACACCATCGCCGCGCTGGATATCCCAAAGTCTCCAGCATGGCGTAGCTGCGCGGGGAGTGATGCCCCCGCACACAACGCACAAAACCCCGGCGTCCCCGCCGGGGTTTTTGCACGTCCCCAAAACCACGCCCCCATCGCAAAAGCCGCGAGCGTTGATAGCTCGCGGCTTTGCGTGTGGTGGGCGAAGAGGGACTCGAACCCCCGACATCCTCCGTGTAAAGGGGTATGCGGAGATTTTGCAGGGGGAGGGAGTCGAACCAGCGACACATAAGTCCTGATCAGACCTCTCTCCACCACCTGATCCACCCGTCCTGAATTGGTGGCGGGGGTGGGAATCGAACCCACGTACTCGCGGATTATGAGACCGCAGCGAGGACCAACACTCTCCCCACGTCACTGCAAAGAACCCTGCACGCGGGCCTCCGCCCCCAGATGAGCGCGGCTCGCAGGGGCAGACCGAAGTCTGACTTCGCCCGTTGAACCACACCCGCGTGCAAGTCGTTTAGGCGCTCTGGTCGCCTGAATCTTTCGGGTTGCTGCGATCTCCGCGAATCCACGCGCCGATGTCGTCTTTGAACATTCGCGCCAGCAGCAGCAGCGTGGCGCAGACGATTGCGAATGGCGCGCCGCCCTCGGCCAGCAGCATCAGTTGATCTTCCATTTGACTCTCCATCAACGGGCTATCTTCGCGACAGCCCAGATGATGGGAGAGATGCAGGACACGCTATTCAGCAGCGCTGGAGAAATGGGCGCTGGCTGCCGAGAGAAACTGGTGGCGGAGCGTCGCCCCGCCGATTGATTCGAGGTTGTCGAGCGTCGCGTGGTAAGCCAAGCGCGTTTCGTTGCTGACAGGCTCGCCAGCCAGAATCAGGATGCGCAATTGGGCTACCGCATTCGCAGCGCTTGTCAGAGCCTTCTGGTCATTGTCGCTCCAAGCTTCGGCTTCGGCTTTGAAGTCGTTGCCGATCGCTGAGCTCAGGTTTTCGATAATCGCCGTAGCGATGCCTGAGATGATCGACGTCAGGTTAAGGTTCATTGAGCACCTCGTTTCGGGCTGCCGCGTCAAGCGTGCCGCCCTCGCTTTCGACGCGCAGCGCCCACGTTGTCGCCGTCGAGCGGAGCACGTCGTAGTCCATCTGAGAGAGCTCGCCCGCTGCGAGCCGCTCGTCGAGGTCTCGAACATACGCGGGAGCTACGACATTGAAGGTGCTGGCGTCGGCATCGACGTACTGCTTGGGCGGCGGGTCCACCGCTGCATCGCCTGTGGCGCAGAGAGATTGGCAGCCAGCCAGCGGCACGATCGCGAAGGCGATCAGCGCAAGCATTGCGAGTATTCGCATTATTCATCCTTTCGTTCTGTCGGGCCGTAGCCGCCCTGAATTTCGTTGTAGGTCTCAAGCCGCGTCACGCGGTTGTTGAGCGATCCGAAGTCCGCGCTCAGCTCTCTCAGATCCTCGCGCAGGTCGTCGACTGAATTGATGAGGCGTTCGTTCTGCTGCTCGATGCGGAACATCGAGGATTCGACATCGGGCCCGAGATAGCGTGAGCCACCGAATGAAGCGCCGCCTGTGAGCAGCCCAAGCACGAGCAGCTTCACCGTGGTCGGCAGTTTGTCCACATCGAGAGATTTGCGCGTTTCGGTGTCTGTGCCCATGCTGCGGTTCCTGCGGTTCTTACGCTTCGCGGTAGATGATATTGAAATTGATGCCCTCACTCATGCCGCCCATCTGTGAGAGCGCCGAAGAGCCGTTGAAGTAAATTTGCAGCGTGCGCGCGCCGACAGCAGGGTTGTCAGAGGGGTTGCTCGCGCTGCCCTCGACTCGCTCGCCGTTAGACCAGCCATCGATGTTGACCCACTGGGAGAAGCCGCTGATGCTGCTGCCCCACGTGAGGAAAGCGGAGAGGTTCCCGCTGTTCGGCGCGGGCGCGCTGCCGCTGTTCGGCAGCTCCATCTCGGCATGCAATAGTTGACCGCCTGCTGGCAGAACCAGAGACGTGGTGAGGTAGTTGCTGCTGCCGCTGAGCGCGGTGACGTCTCCCAGCGCTACTGCGATCGTGATGCGCTTCGTCCTGTATGAATCGTCGAGGGTGTAGAACGCGCCAGTGGTGTCGTAGACGACCGTGGCACAACCGCCGGGCCCGATGGTGATTGCCGCCGCAGAGCCGTTGATCGAGTCGCTGCTATCGGGCGTGAGCGTCAGCATGTAGTTCGTGCTGGAGTTGCGAATCGTGACGCGGTCGCCATTCTCGCAGTCAGCGGATGGCGTCAGCGTCCAGCTCGCGGTGGCCGCAGCGGTGTAAACGTGGATCTTGTTCAGGTCGTCGGCGTCGAGCGTGCGCGGGGTCGTGCTGTCTGGCTCCACCGGCTCGGTGGAGGATCCGCCGCCGCCCACGACGGCGACAGTGCCGCTCGTGTCTTTGCTCTTATAGGCTC